GTTAATGCTTGAGAGCAAGGACGATATGCGATCCAGAGGGGTTAGTTCACCTGACCGTGCCGATGCTTTAGTTGGGTGTCTCGCTTGTGGGGGTATTAACAACCTTGCTGTTCGCACACCTCGCAAGAGCCTGTTTGATTTGATATGGCCTGAAGAGGACGAAGGGTTCGGTACTCAGTACGGCATTAAGGGAATGGATACGGGGTGAGCGGTAAGGTACGCAGCCATAATTTCAGCACCGGAAAGTTCTCTATTTACATTGAGGACATAGAGGGGCTGTGCTGTGACCCCGATGCCCCGCCCGACGATGAGAAGTCCATCACTATAAGCCCAAGGCTGAAAGGCCGAAGAAGGTTGGAGGTTATCATACATGAATGCCTCCATGCCGAGTACCCCTCGATAAAAGATAACCCTGAAGAAGAGTGGGTAGACCAAGCTGCCATAAACATCTCAAAGCTCCTTTGGCGAATGGGATATAGATAATAATGTAATCTACTCTACTCTACTCTAATCTAATCTATTCTCACCGGAGTATTTTGGAGGAACTTGGAGAAAGATAAATAAGATTGAAACTGTGCGGTTTTGCTAATAGGTATATTGAGGTGCGGGGCGCATGGTGTGCGGAGAGATTCCGTAACGGCCTTTGTCTCTGGAGGTTCTTGAAACAAAGCTGCCGCACACTTTGACATGGGCTGGATAGAAGGAATTTTAAGTGTGGCTGGTGCGGGGCTTGGGATTTGGCTCTGGTGGCTGAACAACCGTGCTGCTACAAAGAAAGAAATAAAGGAACAGAATGCAGCTAAAGTTCATAGCGATACTGCTGACATTATTGACGACGAGTTGCGGTAGCCTGAAACCACTGCCCATTACCCGATTGCCAGAGGGTAACGTGAAGAGGTTAATGGAGCTACCTGAGTTCAGTAACGTCAAGGATTCAAGCCCAGAGGTAAAGCGTTGGGCCAAAGAGGCACTTCACACAGTCAACGATCTGGAATTTAACATAAGGAAAGAAGATGAGTAGCAGAAGCGAGCTATACGATAAAGTCGTCAGGGACATCAAAGACCGCAACCGCTGGGAACAGCGTCAGTCGCTTTGGTACGAGATGAGGCATTACGGACTTCGCAGGAAGAACAAGCCTTGGAACAATGCCAGCGACCTGCACTTCCCACTAGCCGATTCAGTCATCGAAAGGCTGAAGCCGTTTTACTATATGCAGATTGTCGGTATGGACACCATCGCTTCGTTCGTGCCAATGCGCCAGCAGGACGGTGGGCTGACAGTTACCGCCGAGCGTTGGTTCGACTACCAGATGAAGGAGCGCACCAACTTCCTCACCGAATCACTCACTTGGATAGACAACTGCCTCATGTCCGGACGCGCAGTGATTAAGGTCTATTGGGACGAGAAGAAGAAGCGGGCTATGTACGACTCGATTGATCCAATGATGATCGTCGTTCCAGACAAGACTAAGAATCTTCAGGATGCAGAACGAATCGTACATATAATGCAAATGACCACAGAAGCGTTCGCCAAGAACCCTATGTACGCTGGTGTGGATATTGACCTAGTGCAGACCAAGAGAGTCGCAATCAATAGCAATGATAGGGAAGATAAGATTTTCCGCCGAGAAGGATTGAACAACAACTCGGACAAATCCAAGATTATCGTTTGGGAGGTTTACCAGCGAGAAGGTGATAAGATTAAGGTTGAGTCCTTCTGCCCTGAAATTCCCGAAATGAATCTTCGCCCGCCGATGGAGCTAGACTACAACCACGGGGAGTTTCCATTCGTAGACTTTTCATACGAGGTTAAAGACAAGGGTTGGTTCTCACCTCGCGGCGTTTGTGAAATCGTTGGGCCATTCGAGGCTTCGCTCTGCAAGATGTGGAACGAGAAGCATGACGCGATGACTCTGTTCAACCGCCCGATGTTTAAGACGGACAGAGACATTCCCAACAGCAGCAACCTAAGACTTTCCCCAGCCCAAATCCTCCCAGTGGGAATTGCACCAGTACCAATGTCCCAGCCACCTATCAGTTGGGACACGGAAATAAATATGACCCGCGTTATTGCCGAGCAGCGTATTGGTATGCCCGACTTCGGAGCGCAGTCAATGTACGACAATAAGGGAGATCGGAGAACTGCAACCGAGATAAATGCAATAACCGGACTCATGGCAGAGTCCAACGATTTGCGGGCCAGAGTGTTTAGGCTTTCCCTAGGGGATGTTTATAGACAGACTTGGGAACTCTACCTGCAATACAACAAGGAAGAGTTGGAGTTTAGATACCGTGAGGACACGGGGCAAATTGATCCGGAAGCGTTCTTTGGTGATTACGTTATCGAACCGAAGGGCGGGCCTGACAGTCAGAACCGAGGGCTTAAACTTCAGCAAGCTATGCAAAGGAAGCAGTTGTTTGCTGGATCGCCTTTCATCAATCAGGCAGAACTTGACCGCTCTATTCTGGAGTTGGATGATCCCAGCCTTGTGCGCCGTATGTTCCTCGATCCTCAAATGAGGCAGCAACATGAAGCGTTGGAGGAGGCTAATAATATATCAATCATCGAAACCGGCTTCCCAGTGCCGGTCAAAGGCAATGAACAATTTGAGTTACGCATCGGTGTCTTGGTGCAGTACCTCGACAATAAGATGGGCGACGGCGAGGAAGTATCTGAGAGGACGCAACAACTAATCGTTCAGCGTATCCAAGAACTACTTAGTGCTTACGAGCAGGTCGATCCGCAAGGGGCAAAGTTACTGAGCCAGAGTTTAGCGCAGTCGGCGGCATCACTGATGCAAGACCGTCAGGCAATGGCAACAGAAACTCAGGATGGTCAACAAGGAGTACCAGCAGAAGTATTACCAAGCTAACAGAGAAAAGATAATAGAGAGAAGCAAGAAGTATTACTCAGAGAACAAAGAAAAAATAAGGGAGCAGCAACGGAAATACTACGAAAGGAACAAGGAGCAAATCGCTTTTCAGCGGTCACAGTATTACCTTGCCAATCGGGATAAGATAAGGATAAAGCAATCCGAGTATTACAAAACCTACAAAGACATTATCAATACTCGTCGCGTTGCGTACATAAACAAAACTCCCTATGCTAGAATGATAAAGAACCTCAGAAGCAGGTTAAGTTCTATCATAAAGAATAAAAGCAGAAAGACAATGGACTTGGTTGGGTGTGACAGAAAGCACCTAGTAGCGCACCTAGAGGTTCAGTTTGAAAAGGGAATGACATGGGACAACTACGGGGAATGGGCAATAGATCATCACATTCCAATAAGCGCATTTAACTTTGATAATAAGAAAGAATTGCGAGCCTGTTGGCACTTCAGCAACTTGAAGCCGATGTGGGCTAGTGATAACCTGAGAAAAGGAAATAAGATATGCTTAGAAAGATAAGGGCAATGCGGGCTTTCGCCAGAGAAGTACAATGGACAGATGAACCGGAATGGAGGCAGGAGGACGCAAAGGCGTTAACCCTGTTCTTTGATACCGAAGCCGGTGGTAGGCTCAGAAAGATACTACTTAATATGGTAGTTAGAACTAATTCGCAGTGCATCCAGAACAAAAAAGACCTTGAGTTTGAGGCTGGATTTGCTAATGGTTTTAAAGGTGCTGTTGCTAGTCTTGAAGGGCTTAGTAATACTCACCTATACGGAGATCAGGAAGATGCCGCGCCTGACTACTCCGAGCTAATGCGGCAATGACATTTTTAGTTCGAGTGTCGGAACTGGGAATGAATCTGTAGACACATCGCAGGGGGTGAGCAAGTGCGGCACTCTCTGAGAAAATGCACTAAAGAGTAACCATGAGCGAAGAAAATGAAGTGTTAACTATTGAGCAGCTACAGAACATGGCTGCTGAACAGGATCAACTGTCGGGCTACGACGAGGGTTCACACCCAGCGATGCAAGGCCCGCAGGAGACTCAGGCAAGATTAGAGAAGCAGAAGTCTGCAACTGATACCGCTGATTCGGAATCGGTTAAGGCTGACTCTGCCGAAGCTACTAAGCCAGAGGATAAGGCTCCTGATAAGGGTTCCGATAAGGAGTCCGAAGCAGACCTTGCCAAAGGCCCGCCTGAAGTTGACACCAGTTCTTTGAAAGCAGGGGAGTCGGATGACAAGATGGAAAAGTCTGAGAAAAGGCTTAACGAGTCTTGGAAGAAGGTAAATTCCCAGAAAGAGGAAAACAGAAAAATTCGGGAAGAGCTTGAGGATTTAAGGGAACAACTTAATGAAAAAGCTAAACCCGAAAAGTATCTGGACGAGGACGGCAATTCCGCCGACGACTATGAAGCCGCAGCTAAAAACTTCGAGGCTGAAGGTGAGATGGCATTAGCACAACAAGCTAGGGCACTCGCAGCAGAGGTTGAGGAGAAGGCGAAAGGTGATGCAACCAATCGAGTTGAGCGCACTTTCAAACGGGAGTGGGCAGATAACTTCGACAGGGCAGCGGAGTCTTACCCTGAGCTATCGGAACCAGAGTCGCCATTTAGGAATGCCGTGGACAAGATGATCCGCGATAGGCCCGTCCTTGCCACCTATTCTGAGGGAATACTTGATGCCGCTGACTTGGTAGCTATGCAGATTAAAGCCGGACAATCAACCGAACTCCAAAACCAGATCGCCTCCTTGAAAGAGGAAAACGGTGATCTACGAAATAAACTATCCATTGGTGGCTCCGATCCGGTTGGCTCCACTGCTGGCCCAGCGTCATTTGATGATATGTCTGCGTCTGAACAATTCGCAGAACTCAAGAGACGGGCAGCAGAAGTTGACGCCTCCCACGGTGGTTACTGATGGGGAAAGTGCATAGACCATTATGGCTACAGTAAAAACTAATAATCCAGCGTCGATTAACAATCAATATCAGACGTACTTCAGCAAGCAACTGCTGGACTACGCGGTTCAGGCTTTGCGTAAAGCGGAGTTTGGTCAGACGGCCCCGTTGCCGAAAAATGCAGGAGCGCAATCCATCCGGTTCTTCCGGTTCGGTGAGCCGTCTGCTGCTTCTGTCCAAGACCTTACGGAAGGCTCGGCAATCAGCGAAAGCAACTACCGCGAACTCTCACTTGAGAACGTGGATGCTACGTTGAATCAAATCGGACAGGTCATCGCGGTGACTGACGTTCTTAACGCTACCAGCCTTTTGAACATCATGTCGCAAGCCGTTAAGACCAACGGTGAAGATGCCGCTCTCAAGTGCGATACTATCGTGCGTGACGAGTTGGTGAACAATGGTGACTCCGATGAGTCCGATGACCGCACCAAGCGTTATGCTCAAGCCTCAACTACTTGGGCCGAACTCGCTGCTGCCTCGAATGCCAATGGCAAAATTACTGCTGTTGACCTTCTTGATAGCGTGACCCAACTCAAGATCAATCGCGCTCCGCAAATCAGCGGGCATTATGTGATGATCTCCCCGCCCCATGTGACTCGCGACCTGATGAATAACACTGATTGGTTGGAAGCTCACAAGTACAGTGCCGTCCAAGGTCTGTTCAAGGGTGAGGTGGGTGCGTTCCACGGTGTTAAAGTCATCGAGGATACCAACCCCTACGTTGAGGATGCGAGTGGTGCCAAGGGTACACACGTTACGTCCGGTGGCGAAATCTACTCGTCCTTCGTGATGGGTGGTAACGCATTCGGTATTCCCGCACTGTCCGGTGAGTCTCCCAAGTCTCCCGCAGTGATGATTACTGATACGCCCGACAAGAGTGACCCGTTGAACCAAACGACCACTATCGGTTGGAAAGCGTACTACTGCGCCAAGGTGCTGAACTCGAACTACTTCACGGTTCTACGTTCTCGCACTGAGTATGCGTAAGAATAATCAAAGGGGTGGGGGAGCGTAACAACTCCCTCGCCCCCATTTATTATGCCGATTTACATTTACGAGAATGAGTCCGGTGATCGTATAGAAGAGATGAGGCATATCTCCGAGAGGGATAACGCCCCAGCAGGATTCAAAAGAATAGAAGAACCACAACTGATTTCAGTTTCAGGGGTTGCCTCCAGCCCAACAAACATGAAGGAGGGAGTCCTAAAAGGTTACTACAAGGAAGAGTGTAATGCGGGAAGCCGCTGGAAATCCGACTACAGCAAATCGCAAATCAAAAAAGTATGGAGTTAATCAGTGGCAAGAACCGACATAGCCCGCACAGGCAATATAAAGTCCAACACCACTTGGAGCAGTGAACTACAAGTAAGTCCAACCGCAACTACTCTGGTAGGATTGTTTGGTTCCTGCAAGGCTTCGAGCGATCAGTACGTTATGATCTTTGATAGCTCGTCATCCGTTAGTGATGGGACATCCCCATCCATTCATCCATTGTATGTAAGGGGCGGGGACAATTTCCATATTGAGATTCCCGTTCGGGGCATGGACTTCGAGAACGGAGTTTATGTAGCACTATCAACAACCAACTCCACTCTTACAAAGGGTAGCAGTGATGTTTGGTTTACAGCTATAACCGTATGAGCCAAAGCATTGTCAAAGTCACGGGGCCGCAAGGCGAGACAGGGGCTACTGGCCCGAAGGGTGATGATGGCGACATTGGCGCAACTGGCCCGCAAGGCCCGCAAGGAATACAGGGGGCGCAAGGTGACACTGGTGCAACTGGCCCACAAGGAATACAAGGAGCGCAAGGAGATACGGGAGCGACAGGAGCGCAGGGCATACAGGGAGCGCAGGGCGATACGGGCGCAACTGGCCCGCAGGGAATACAGGGTGCAACAGGTGCAACTGGCCCAGCGGGTGCAGACGGAAGCGATGGTGCAGACGGCGCAACAGGCCCAGCGGGAAGTGACGGGGCAGATGGAGCCGCAGGGGCAGACGGCAAGACAGTCTTAAACGGTTCTGGCGCACCAGCTTCAGGGACAGGATCAGTCGGTGACTTTTACATCGACACTGCGAACGACAACATTTATGGCCCCAAGGACAGCAGTGGAACCCCGTGGGGTAGCGCGACTAGCTTGGTTGGCCCGGCAGGAGCCACGGGTGCGGATGGTGCGGACGGTGCGGACGGAGCAGATGGCGCAGACGGAGCGGCTGGTGCGGGTGTCGCTGCCGGTGGTTCCGCAGGTCAAGTTCTCAATAAGGCCAGCGGAACAGATTATGACACCGCTTGGGTAACTCCAAACTCAGGCACAGTCACCAGCGTTTCCATCACCGGCAGTGACGGCATCGAGGTAGACTCAGGTTCACCCGTGACATCAAGCGGGACTATTGCGCTGGGAACCAGTTTCACACAGGACGGAACCGGAGCGACAGCACGCACAATAACCAATAAACTAAAAGATGTCGTTTCCGTAAAAGACTTCGGCGCAACCGGAGACGGCAGCACGGACGATAGCAGCAGTATTCAAGCCGCCATTGACGCAGTGGCTGCGGCGGGCGGGGAAGTGATTGTTCCTGCGGGAGATTACAAGATCGGCACTACTATCAACCTCGAACGTCGAGTAAAAATATCTGGCGTTGGTCGAACCAGCGCGGGATATGCACATGATGACGACCACGTTGGCGCACGATTCATTACGTCGAGTACCACGATGTTTGACAACTCAAGCCTGTCTCCTGCCGGTAAGGTGCAGCAGGTGACGTTCCAAGATATTTCGTTTAAGTCCGGAAGCGCAACAGGCGGCGTGCTATTCGATTTTAACGCAGTCACCAGCGGCGTAGTCGAAAATTTGAACTTCATTCGGTGCAGTCTATCCCAGCTTGATGCCGATAAGCAGATGATAATTGCGCCGAGCGCGGGCGATTTCTTTGATGTTCATTTTAAGGAATGTCGGTTCTATTACGCTCAGGATTCGACAGTGCCGATGATGAAGTTTTTAGCCAACACGGTGAACAACATCAACTTTGATACATTCACGGTAACGAAGGCAAATAAAAATGACAACGGCGGCGATTACTTTATTTACATGGATCGCCAATCGGGTGGGAACGTAGAGAATGTTTCGATTTCCGAAGGAATACTTCAGCAAACAGTAAGCGGGTTTTCGGACATTCGCGCTGCGAACAACGTGGTCTTTAGAAATTTGGCGGTATATGACGCTACCGTCGATTGCAGCAACCCCATGTTTAACTTCGCTGCATCAACGGGCGGAAT